TGAACCTGACGAAACCTATTTTGTCAAGGCAAAGAAAAGAATAGAAGAAATCAATACATTGTTCTAGTCCTAAATAGAATACAGCGAATGCCTCGCTATCAATAGGACTAAATGACAACTCAAATCATAGATGGGTTTGTCGAGGTCACACTAAAAAAGTCAGACGATTTTCTCAAGATACGAGAAACACTTTCAAGAATAGGTATAGCATCGAAACGAGATAAGACATTGTATCAGTCTTGTCACATTCTGCACAAGCAGGGGAGATACTATATCGTGCACTTCAAGGAACTGTTTATGTTGGATGGTAAACCATCTGACTTCTCTGAGACTGACCAGGCAAGAAGGAATGCTATTGCAAACCTTCTGGCAGAATGGAAACTGTGTGACTTGGTTGACCCGAAAAAGACTGAGGAGCCAGTCGTTCAGATAAACACTTTGAAAATACTCCCATACAAGGAGAAGTCAGAGTGGAAACTTGAAACAAAATATAATGTGGGCAATAGTGTTAAATGAACATAAATTTGCAGATGAAAAAAGGTGGGCTCAGAATGATGGAAACATCTAAACCCACTCTAGGTTTTTATAAAATACATGATGAGTCGAGAATAGAGTTTGCTACCGAAGGTTCGGCATGTTTTGACTTATCAGCAATCTGGGGTCCAAATGACTCAGTCAAAGTTTGGTCACCAGTTGATAGCAGTGATAGACGAGTTAGTGGTGATGAAGTAGTCTTGAATCAGAATGAGAGAGCATTGATACCTACTGGGTTGATACTCGACATTCCCGAAGGATACTCTGTCAGACTATACTCAAGGTCTGGGAACGCAGCGAAGAAGGGAATGATGCTCGTCAATGGAATAGGTATCATTGACTCTGACTATATTCAAGAGTTATTCGTACCTGTCTTCAATACAAACAAACATTCTATCACAATCCGAAAACGTGATAGAGTATGTCAGGGAGAACTGGTACAGAATGAGTGGTATGACATCAAGAGGGTTGGTGAGGCTCCTACTCGTGACACTGAGCATGGTGCTGGTTTCGGTAGTACAGGTGGGATGTCTTGACACTAGAGGCCACAGGACTATGATTACGTGTCTGTCGTGTACCAAAGGTGGAACATATCAGATAAATCAATTTACTCAAAGTAATTGTCCGTGTGGTCGAAAATGAAATGAACGAGGAATCTAATGGCTTATACCCAGAAAGTGGTGGACCACTTTGAAAACCCAAGAAATGTAGGAAGTCTCGATAAAGAAGCTAGTAATGTAGGAACTGGACTCGTGGGAGCACCTGAGTGCGGAGATGTGATGAAACTCCAAATACAGGTAAACGATGAAACAGGAAAGATCGAAGATGCCCGCTTCAAAACTTTTGGTTGCGGGAGCGCTATTGCTGCTAGCTCTCTGGCGACAGAGTGGGTTAAAGATAAAACAATTGATGAAGCACTTGAAGTCAAAAATGTTGAAATTGTGGAGGAGCTGAGTCTTCCACCAGTGAAGATACACTGTTCGATATTGGCGGAAGATGCAATAAAGGCCGCGATAGCTGACTACAGAAAGAAAAATGCTGACGTTTGATAACTACATCTATGAAGAGGTTACACAACGTGACCTTGACAATGTGGAAAAGTATGCTGACAAACTCTTTGCCAAAGTAGGTCTTGACATTGAGTTTACAAAACACTTCAAAGATAGAGTTAATGACGAACGTAACAAGAAACCCATAACACCCGCAGAGTTGATAAGGTTGTTCAAACAGACCTACAAGAAATACGGAAAGAAGATTAGTCCAATGGGAGCGGGAGCACAGGCGGTCATTCATGACATGCAAACTGATGTTAATATGCCTTTTGTACTTCAGCCTGATCGCGGTGGTATGTTGGACTTGGTGGCGAAGACAGTCATGAGAAAGAAAAACTTCAGTACACCAAATAAGAAGTTAGAGGTATGAGGTACTTAGTTGTAGCTATAGCATTTTTGGTTGGTTCATGTTCCGCCTTGAATCCGTATCTGTATTCAGATGGAGACAAGGGAAGTCCTGAGACTTTACCAGTTAAGGTTGAGGAACTTGTAGAGATGGCACAGTATTGTGTCGATGTATACGATGACGGAACCAAAGTCGGTGACTTGATGTACAGAATGTATTACAAAGAAGGTGTAACGATAATCGCGATCCGTGGAACGGCGAACGCTGGAAATGTGGTCTCAGACATAGACGCCCGCTTTTATCATGACAAAAGTGCGGAAATACTCTTTCATCGTGGGTTTCATGATGCGGCACTTAAAGTCTACGACTCGATTAAAGACCAACATAGAGACAAGACCATTTACTTAACAGGACATTCACTGGGTGGAGCAATGGCCCAGATACTTTCTATCTGGTTACAAGAAGATGGTCACATTGTACAAGTCTACACGTTTGGTGCACCGAAAATAGCAGTAGGAGGATGGTGGAAGTTTGAAGTACCACATTTTCGTGTGGTGTTTGAAACGGACCCAGTCCCTTTTGTTCCACCCTATCCTTACAAACATTCAGGTATCAAGATAAACGCAGAGACATTGGAGTGGGTTGAAGGTGGTGAAAAAAGTAGAGAGTCTTTTGGTAAGATAGACGCACGTGACCACTCAATCAATGCGTATTTGAAGGAGCTTAGATGAGTTTTAAGTCATTCTGTAATTTCATCTTAGAACAATATAAAAACGAGAACGATGTTGACGCTCTTCTTCACAAGAAAGTAGAAGACAAACCAGTGAAGAACTTCAAGGGAGACTATAAGTCATTGAAGGTAGCGGAACCATCTGTCAACTCTAGTTCTGAGACAGTCAAGGAACTGGAAGAGATGCAAAAGATGTTCAAGAAAAGAACACCAGAGATGGAACAGAGTGTCAAGGACCACGACGCTGAGTCTGGTTTTGCTATCAAGAAATACCTAGACGAAAATGACCTTGAGTATAGTGAAGAAGAGATGGACAAAATCAAGGACGTTGGTTCTGGTATCGTTCGACATTTCAAGAACAAGTTTGGAAGACCAAGACCTTATCATCTAGCTGACAATATGAAGATGGACTTTGACTTCATGCCATTACACAGTGACAGTATGAAGTCACCAGCATATCCATCTGGACACAGTCTACAGTCAAGACTTCTTGCAAACCACTTCACCAAAAAGTATCCAAAACACAAAGAAGGTCTGATGAAGGCCGCGGAAGAATGTGGTATGGGTAGAGTCTATTCAGGATGGCACTATCCGTCCGACCATGATGCAAGTGTCAAACTCGCAAACGAGGTCTATCCCAAAATAGAGATGAACATGGACGAGGCCTACAAGAGAGACTACAAGGCTGAGTACAAGAAATTCCAAAGTTCACCAGAGAGAATCAAGTACAGGGCTGAGTTGGTCAAGTACAATAGACAGAAGGGAACTTACGGAAATGGAGATGGTAAAGATGCATCTCACAAGAATGGAAAGATAGTCGGGTTTGAGTCAGCCTCAAAGAACAGAGGACGTAGAGAAAAGTCACGACTCAAAGGTTCAGTCAGGAACGTGAAGGCGGACGTTGGCGTTCGCGGTTAACCATACGATACATACTTACTGGAGAGACTGGTTAGCACTGGTTTACATTTCTATATGCCTATTTGATTTTGTTGTTGGTGCAATATGGTGGAACCTCTATGTTGCTGCATTCTTTGAAGATTGTGTCGGCAGAGGAGTAGAACAGTCTGTTTGTTTTCATAATATTCCACCACCTTGGCAACCTTATACATTGAGAAATGGTGGGATGTTTCATATTGCAATGGGTGCTATCCTAGGTGCTTCAGCATGGAAACGTCATGAAGAGAAAAAGAGTAAATCATCCGTATCGGAATAGACATCGTCTACATCACACAGATGATTATTTCATCGAGTACATGAATGGTAATAAATACTCAGCTCAATGGATGTTAGACGTTGAGCATGGTAATGACTGGTATGACCCTCATTGGAGGGAAGAGATACCCAGAACCAAGTGGAACATTTTCTGGTATCGGTACTTTGGTAAACTTCCGTGGTTATCATGGAATAAGTTTATCACCAGTGGGATAATACTTGGTATCCCTGGCTGGTTAATATTGAAAACTATATCTATATTTCGTCATGAAGATCACAGTTTGCAGGCTAAGAAGTGGAATAAACTACAAGAGGCCTCTCCTCAACATTCTTGATTCTTATTGCTTCCTCTTACAAAAATACATGATAGAGGAAGACCACACATTCGGTTACTACAACTTTGGTTTCGGTGAAGCTCATCGTAGAAACCCAAAGGACGTACCAGACGCCGATGTTCTCATCATTCCAAGTGAGAACGAGTTTCACTACCACATCGACAAATACATAGACCCAAAGAATCTAGCCAAGAGTAACAAGGCAATCGAGGACCACATTCTCCCATATCTGAAGGGTAAACACGTAATCATTTTACGTAGTGACAGAGGTGACACTGAAGAACTCTATCGAGAGAAAACCTTCAAAGGAATAGACTGTAAGATATCCATACTTGATGAGACCGACATTCCAGGCAATGTTCACCAACTCAAATACTGGTTCATCAAGGACTACATTCGTCACAACAAGTTTGACGAAACGAGAGACATTCGTTTCACATACTGGGGAACTGAAAAACGAAATGATGACAGTGGAGTTTCTGGTGACCAGAGACACGTGATACTGAAAGAAATCCAAGATGGTGAGGGTAGGTTCAATACTCGTTTCTATGGTAGGTTTTCCAGAGTCAAAAGAGATGACAAGTCTATGACAATGGAAGAACTCATTCCTACACTTCTGAAGTCACAATATACTTTGTGTTTCAACTGGAAAGACAACAAGGCAACCACATCACGATATCACGAGGCAATGGCTTGTGGTGTCGTTCCTATGGTGTGGGATGACTACGACTCTACTGGAATACTGGTAAAGAATGACTGGCAAAGAGTGAAGTCATCCAAAGAACTTCACGAGAAGATGATGGAACCACCACCAGAGTTGGAGTATGAACCTCTCAATCCTAAAGAGATATTTACAATATTCAAGGATAAATTAAACCAGATTTTGAGTTGACAAAATACGGAAATAGGGTATAATATGTTTAAAAGGAATTACATCCTACCAGAGGACTATATTTCTGCAAGTGAATTTTCTAAACAAGTACAGGCTATGAAAAGTCAACCCGAATATAATCCACTATATAAGCTAGAGGTGCCTGAAGGAACGTATTCTGAAGACACTTTGTTTCGTCTGTTTTGGACAGTGTTCAAACACAGACTCTCCCATTTCCTTCAAGGAGAAGGTTTTCGGGACTGACATCGCTCAATGTCGAGGATGTCTTATTTTATAATACTGCCTTATAGGAGTAACTATGTATACCACAATGAACTGGTCCGCCCACCTACCCACTGAATTCAACAAAGCACTGGAAAAAGCCGTTGGTTTTGAAACCATGCTTGACCGACTGTTTGCCCAACCGCAAACGTCAGGTGGATATCCTCCATACAACCTACGTAAAGAGGGTGACTATAAGTACATCCTTGAGTTGGCTGTAGCTGGTTTCACTGAAGACCAACTGGAGGTGAATGTTGCAGATGGGGTTCTTACAGTAGGAACTGTCAAGGACTTGGAACCTGCCGAGATGGAGTTCGTCCATAAGGGAATCGCGACCAGAGCGTTTACCCGCAAGTTCACTTTGTCAGATGACCTTATTGTTCAAGGAGCTGACCTCAAGAACGGAATGTTGACCATTACAATGGAACGTGTCATTCCAGAGGAGAAGAAACCAAGGACAATCAAGATTGGAGCTAAACCTTCCAAGAAGATATCTGAGTAAACCGCGGGGGCCATTCGGCCCCCTCTAAGGAGAAAATGGAAAATATTCGTATATCAAAAAATTTCACACTGAATGAGTTGACTAGGTCATCAACCGCGGCGAGACTAGGTATTGATAACTCACCTACGGCATTACACCTAGTTCCTATGACAGTTTTAACCCATAAAGTTTTACAACCAGTCAGAGACAAATGGGGAATCGTTACAGTGAATAGTTGCTACAGAAGTCCTGACCTCAACGAAGCAGTCAAAGGTAGTTCAAGAAGTCAGCACTGTAAAGGACAGGCTGCAGATATAGAATGTATTGGTGGAATCGCGAACGACTTACTAGCTACTTGGATAGTAACAAACCTTGAGTTTGACCAGTTGATTCTGGAGTATTTTGACCCAGCCAAGAATGACCCGAATGACGGATGGGTGCATGTTTCCTACAACAACGAAGGAAACAATCGTGGAAACGCGATGTTGATAAATAGAAATAGTAATGGATACCAACCTTGGGAACCATCCCAAGACCACTTGAACCGACTCAAGGAGATTGAATAGCTTGGATTTTTACACAAACATTGTAAAAATAGGCGAGAAGATTTGTGCTAGGGGAATTAGAAAGGGACAGAGAGCAACTAAGGTAATAAACCAATTTTCCCCTACACTCTACATTTCAGATACTACAGGTAAATCCCAGTGGAGAACCATTGACGGAAAACCTGTATCCCCCCTAAAGTTTGAGTCCACCAGAGAACTGATGGACTGGAGACAAAAACACGACAATATAGAAGGTTTTGAAATCTATGGTTACGAACGATGGATGCAACAATGGCTGACAGAGTTCTTTCCAGAAGAAACCCCAGTCGACTTTGACCTGTTCAATGTCGTTTTCATTGACATCGAGGTTTCATCAGACGAAGGTTTCCCAGAGGCAAACAAGGCCCTCTATCCAGTCATCTCTATCACTTGTTACCTGAATGACATCTATTATGTCTGGGGTAATCAAGAGTATGAGACAACCCAACCAAACGTAGTTTATAAAAAGTTTGAGTCAGAGTCAGAACTCCTTCACGACTTTGTGATGTGGTTTCGTAGTTCAGAATGTGACATCGTCACAGGTTGGAACACACGTTTCTTTGACCTTCCCTATCTGTATAACAGAATCTCACGTATCATCGATGAGAAGTTCTGTCTGAAACTGTCACCTTGGAATCGAGTCTACAAAACCAACTTCCAACTGGGTGGTCAGTTTCTCGATGAGGTAACTATTGAAGGTGTCAATGCTCTTGACTATCTTGAAATCTACAAGAGGTTCACATATTCAGCTCAAGAGTCATATCGACTTGACAACATCGCCCACGTAGAACTGGGAGAAGGTAAACTGTCATTTGACGAATACTCAAACCTTTACACACTCCACAAACGAGACTACAAGAAGTTCATCGACTACAACATTCGTGACGTTGAACTGGTTGTTCGTATGGATGACAAGAATCGTTTTCTTGAGAATGCTGTCATTCTGACCAACTCGATGAAGTGTAACCCAAATGCCTGTTTCTCCCAGATGCAGATGTGGGACAACAAACTATATGACTATCTCTGGAGAAAGAAGATTGTAACTCCTATGAGAAAGTCATTTGAGAAAGAATCGAGTCTGGGTGCTGTGGAAGGTGCTTATGTCAAAGACCCACACGTGGGAATGCATGACTGGGTAATGTCCTTCGACCTGAACAGTCTGTATCCTCATCTCATCATGCAATACAACATCTCTCCTGAGACCAAGATAGGAATGACTCCTACTCCACCTACAGTCCAAGCAATGTTGGACAGAGAGTATGAAGTTCCAGAGGGATGTACTGTCACACCAAATGGTGCGATGTTTCGAACGGACAAACAGGGTTTTCTTCCTGAGATACTTCAGATGTTCTACAATGACAGAGTGAAGTATAAGAAGAAAATGTTGGAGACTCAACAACTGTATGAGAATGACAAAGACCCTGTTCTACTCAAACAGATATCCTACTATCACAACATGCAGATGGCTCGTAAGATATCTCTCAACTCAGCTTATGGTGCGATCGGGAACGAATACTTTCGATACTATGACAGAGACATTGCAGAAGCTATCACGATGTCAGGTCAACTGTCAGTCAGGACTGCTGAGAACAGTATCAACAAGACGATACAAACTATGTTGAACTCTGAGACTGACTTCATCATTGCAGCCGACACAGACTCCATCTATGTAAATTGTGGTCCACTCGTTGAGAAGACATACGAAGAAGTCCCATTTGATGTGGAGAAGAAAGTCGTTGTTGAATATCTGGACAAGGTTGGTTCAGGACCATTCCAACAAGTTCTCGACAAGGCATACCACGAACTCTATGAGTACACCAATGCGTTCGAAAACAAAATGGTGATGAAACGAGAAGGTATTTCTGACAGAGGTGTTTGGACTGCAAAGAAACGATACATTCTCAACGTATGGAATAACGAAGGTGTTCAGTATGAGAAACCCAAACTCAAGGTTATGGGTTTGGAGTCTGTTCGTTCATCCACACCAGAATTGTGTCGTGACAAACTGAAGGAGGCTTATCTTCTCATTATGACAAAAACAGAGGCCGACCTACAGAAGTTTAACAAGGAGTTTCGTGAGACTTTCAATCAAGAACCTCTTGAGAACATTGCATTTCCAAGGTCTGTCAAAGGTCTGGAAAAGTATGGTTCACGTAGAGAAATCTACAAACAAGGATGTCCGATGCACGTCCGTGGTTCACTTCTCTATAACCACTATCTAAAAGAGAAGAAACTAGATAAGACCTTCGCGAAGATACAGGAAGGTGAGAAAATCAAGTTTGTCTATTTGTCCTTACCAAACCCAATACACGAGAATGTCATTGCTATGGTTGATGGACTCCCAGAGGGTTTTGGACTGGACAAATACGTAGACAGAAATATTATGTATGAAAAAACCTTTCGGAAGCCTCTTGAAGAATTGGTGGAAAAAATCGGTTGGAACCTTGAAGAGGTCTCGACACTCGACGCATTCTGGGCGTAACGATTTGACATTCACCCAATTTGATGGTATAATACACGTGAAAGTACAACATCCAAATGACCCAAATGCGTGGATTGAGTATGACCTCAACTCGTGGGACAGGATGTTCGCATTTTTTAATGAACAACCCTACAACTGGAGGGTTTTGGAAATGAAAAAGAAATGAATTATTTAAACGACTTAGTCAAGGAGACTGGCAATGAGTACGCCTCGTTGGTTAGTGAAGGTGTGGGTACAGGTGATGTTTCCCACTTTATTGATACTGGTAGTTATGCCCTTAACGCTCTTGTTAGTGGGAGTCTCTATGGGGGCTTCGCGGGAAACAAAATTACGGCTATCGCTGGAGAACAAGCTACTGGAAAGACATTCTTCCTTTTGGGGATGGTCAAATCATTTCTCGATGCTAATCCAACTGGTGGGGTTTTATACTTTGAGAGTGAGTCAGCCATAAGTAAGTTGATGATTGAACAGAGAGGTATTGACTCCTCTCGTATGGTCATCATTCCAGTGACAACTATTCAAGAGTTCAGAAACCAGTGTATCAAAATCATTGAGAAACATCTTGAGATACCAAAGGATGACAGACCACCTCTTGTCATCTGTCTTGACTCACTGGGTATGTTATCCACATCAAAAGAAGTCCAAGATATTTCAGATGGAAAAGATACCAGAGATATGACACGAGCTCAACTCATTCGTGGAGCATTTCGTGTCCTGACTCTCAAGGCTGGTGCAGCTGGTATTCCTATCTTTATGACCAACCACACTTACGAAGTTGTTGGTGCATATGTTCCGACAAAAGAAATGGGTGGTGGAGCTGGACTCAAGTTCGCTGCGTCAAACATTCTTTTCCTGACCAAGAAGAAGTTCAAGGATGGAACAGAACAACTTGGTAATATCGTTACTTGTCGTAACTACAAGTCTAGAATCACAGTAGAAAATAAAAAGGTTGAAACCCTCATCACATTCAATGGTGGTCTGTCCAAGTGGCATGGTATGATAGACTTCGCAGTTGGTTATGGAATCTGGAAACAGGCAGGTTCTCGTGTCGACATTGGTGAGAAGAAAGTCTATGCAAAAGAGATAATGAAAAACCCAGAGGCCTACTTTACAGAAGAAGTCATGGGTAAAATCGAAGAGAATGTTTCTCAAGAGTTCAAGTATGGAACAGAAGACTATGAACTGAACAATGAAAACCAAGAGGATGCAGACCATGAGTTCGCCCAAGCAAGCGACCCAAACGGAAACTAGACTCGATTGGAGTTGGGTCCAAAACCCAGTAGACGATGAGGATAATGAACCTTGTATTTTACTTAGACATGATAAGTACGAAGGTGTAGTTTTTAAAATCAAATCGATGGGATATGATGATAGACAACCAAACGAAGATGGTTCATTCCCATTCGCGGTCGACTACGACATTCTTGCAGTAGCCGACCATCTTCCAGTAGAAGAGTTTACAGACCAGTACCACAAGGAAGAGTTTGAGGAAATTGTGGTAAACATTGCAATCGACATTATGGCGAAAGTGAATGCGACTAGAGAATACAATTCTGAGACAGTTAGTAACTAACGAAGAGTTCACACGTAGAGCTCTTCCGTTCATCAAGAAAGAATATTTTGCTGACCACATCGAAAGACAAGTCTTCAGTGAAATAGAAGCTTTTCTCCTCAAGTATAATAACCTACCAAGTCTGGAGAGTTTGGTCATTGACCTGAACAACAAGAAGGGAATGTCGGAAGACCTCTTTCGTGGTTCAGTTGAAGCTATCAACAAACTCTTTGAACCTCAAGAAACTGTCAACCAAGACTGGTTGATGGAAGAGACTGAAAACTGGTGTCAGTCAAAGGCCATTTACAACTCCATCATGGAGTCCATCAACATTTACGATGGAAAGTCCAAAGACATGGACAGAGGGGCCATTCCAAAACTCCTGTCTGATGCACTTGCAGTATCGTTTGATTCCAAGATAGGTCACGACTACGTTGAAGACTGGGAAGACAGGTACGACTTCTATCACAAGAAGGAAGTCAAAATTCCATTTGACCTTGAGTACATGAACAAGATAACAGATGGTGGTCTCCCGAACAAGACACTCAATGTTATCATGGCTGGAACAGGTGTAGGTAAGTCCCTGTTCATGTGTCATTGTGCAGCGTCAAACCTAAATATGGGACACAACGTTCTTTACATCACAATGGAGATGTCAGAAGAAAGAATTGCTGAGAGAATAGACGCAAACCTTCTGGACACGAAACTCCAAGACTTACGTGACCTTCCGAAAGAAACATACACATCAAAGGTCGATAAAATAAATAAGATGGTAAAGGGCAAGCTCATCATTAAAGAATACCCGACCGCAGCTGCTCACGTAGGACACTTCCGACATCTTCTAAACGAATTGAAGATAAAGAAGAACTTTGGTCCAGACATCATCTACATAGATTATCTGAATATTTGTGCATCCTCTCGTATCAGAGGAGCCAACGCATCCAATATGTACACTCTGATAAAGTCTATCGCTGAAGAGTTCAGAGGTTTTGCCGTTGAGAACAACTTACCCATTGTTACGGCAACTCAGGTAAACAGAACTGGTTTTATGTCCAGTGACGTTGACTTGGGAGATACTTCAGAGTCATTTGGACTTCCCGCAACTGCTGACTTTTTCTTGGCTCTCACATCCAGTGAAGAGTTGGATGAGAAAGGAATGATAGTTGGGAAACAGTTGAAGAATCGCTATGGTGACCCTTCAACAAATCGTAGGTTTGTAATTGGTATTGATAGGTCTAAGATGCGTCTGTATGACGTACAGGACCAGTCTATCATTACACAACCAGCAACCAAGGAAGAAGAGGATGATACTCCTGCATTCGACCGCGGAACAGATAATCGGATGACATCTAAACGAGAATTTGGTGAATGGACTACCTAACCGAAGAACAAAGAATAGAGAAACTCAACGCAAGTATACGACACTCAAAACAGGTCTGGCAACATTTCGTCCAGAACTGTCACGTGGACTGGACTATCGTTGAGAATAAAATTTCAAGTCAACTCACAGACTATCTGGCTCTCCCTACTAAGTTCAGTGTAAGAGAGAGTTCAGAACTGGAAGAGAATGCTTGTTACATGGATGGAACTTCTACAGACAGTGACATCTCTGTCACATTCTATTGTTCTCCTCAAATCTACTCAAGAGCTATTACCATTCCTGTACAGGTATTGGCTAACCTTGAACACGATTTCACAAAGGTGATACTCCACGAGTACACTTCAATCATTTCTGTCTACATGAAAGTAGATGACGAACTGTTTTCAAACGTCAACCCCATCATACTTGAGTCATACTCATCGGAACTTGCCTATGACTATGTTGCAACTGGTGATGTCACACAGTCAGACGTTCTGGACAGGTTTGTACAGGCAAGGATTCCAGAGGTAAAGTCAGAACTATTCCATAGAGCGGCACTCCGAGCAGAATCATTCGCAAAAATCAAATGACATTACGTGGTAAAATAGAACTATTCTGTAGGGATGGTCTCCCTATCATACCCAAGAATGAACTCATACTGTTGAGAAACTCATATGAAGATGATGAGATACTACAGACTATAGCGAATGTCATCTTTGACAACAAACCAAACTACCCCAGAAAAATATCGATACAGAACTCATTCAAGGCTGACGATATGTTCTTCAAACTTCTTGCAAAAGATGTCAAGGAGTATCTGAAACCAAAAGGTCAAGAGGGAAGAGAAGTTCTGGAAAAGTTCAGTGACTATCGAAGACCATACTCAAGTCATGGTCTGGGTATCATTGACTCACCAGCTCATTTCAATATCATCTCTGATTACGATATGTACGAAGAGAGAATGAAGTGTGGTTCTACTTTTGGACCTTCACCTCACGAGACTTGGACCAAACATCCAGACAAGATGGCAAAACTGTTCAAGTATTTCTATCGTAGTTTGAGTGATGGGTCAGTCGATGTATCAACCTATATCGCCTCGTTTCGTATTGGTTCGTATCTGGCCACACAGTTCAAACCACCAGTTGCAAAATGTATCTACTCGATGACAAATGCAACCAAGGTTCTTGACACATCATGTGGTTGGGGTGACAGACTGACAGGTTTTTACACCACACCAAATGCAAAAGAGTATGTTGGTTGTGACCCGAACGGAAATGTCTGGATAAAGTACATTGACATGGTTCGTAGGTATGAGAAACTGTTAGGTTCCGAACCAGTCATCGACATACAGGATGATGTCTTTCGTTCCGTGGGTCATAAGACTGTCACCATCTACAGGTCAGGTGCTGAAAACATACCTTGGGATGAGATTGACAATGTCGATGTTGCATTCACAAGTCCACCCTACTACGCAACGGAGAGGTATGGAGAAGGTGGAGATGACGAACAAGACCAGTCGTGGAAAAAACATGACAGTTACGAGAGTTGGAGAGACAACTTCTATCTACCAGTTGCACAGAATTCATTTGACTCTTTGTCCGAAGGTGGTTATCTTATGACAAACATCCTTGACCCAGTCGTGAAAGGAAAACGATACAGGGCAGGTGATGACCTCATTGATACACTTGAGGACCACTTCATTGGTCAGTTAGGAATGAGGTATTCCCAGAGACCAAAAGTCACTGAGACAAAAGAAGACTTGACAGAGTTTATGCAAAAGTGTTACATTGAGAATGTCTGGTGTTTTCGTAAAGGTGAAGAACGACAACCATTGTTCGATACAGGATTAGATGCTTTTTGGGCCTGACGATTATCTCGACCTAGTCAAAGACTGGGAAGACCCGAACCCTTTCCCAGTTCTCGTAGACTACGATGGAATCGTTGTAGTTCGTGATGACCTACAAGAAGGTGGTTCAAAAGTCAGGTTCGCTGATAAACTGATTCGTGACACACCAGTAGATGAGTTTTGTTATGGAGGGAGTAACTCCGTTGGTTGGGGAAACATCTCACTTGCATACTTGTGTAGAAAGTATGGAAAGATAGCACACTCGTTTTACGCTGACAGGAAAGAACCCACACCACATCAAAAATACTATTCCGACTTGGGTGGTAAAATCACTTGGGTCAAGATGGGTATGTTATCCGTCACCAAGGCACACTGTAAAAAGTATGTCGAACAAAGTCCTACCACAAGAATGAATGTTCCGATAGGTTTGGAACATGACATCACACTAGGAGCTATCATCAAGGTAGCTCGAAACCTACCAATCATCCCCGAAGTTGTATGGACAGTTGGTTCATCTGGTACACTCACACGTGGTTTACAGATGGCTTGGCCTGACTCTGAGTTTCATTGTGTTCAAACTGGACATAAGATGGACCAAGAAGAGGCTGGAAATGCAACAGTCCATCCAGTATCCTATAAGTACAATCAACCCTGTAAAGAAGAAGACTTACCACCATTCCCATCGGCCCGTGAATACGACGCCAAGGTCTGGAAACCTATGAAGGAACTGTATAATCCTTCGAAAGTCAACCTCTTTTGGAACGTCGCAGGAGACCCTAAATAAGACATAACTACACAGGAGAATATGTTCAGTTTCAGGCAAATAACGGAGATAGATGACGGCAAATGGTTTTTCGTTGAAGGTAAAGACGGAAAGAACGTTCATCTTGAACATCTGGAAGATGAGGTACTTAACGGAGGAACTGATGGAGTCAAAACAGCAACAGACTTCCTCATCGCCTTACGAGACATGCTCGCAGGAAAGTCCAAAGGAGAAACCGATATCACAATGAAATGGGATGGAGCTCCAGCTGTGTTTTGTGGTAAAGACCCATCAGATGGACGTTTCTTTGTAGGGACCAAAGGAGTCTTTGCTGGAAGCCCAAAACTTTGTAAAACAGAAGGTGATGTTGACGAATACTATTCAGGTTCAGGTCTCAACCCAAAACTGAAACTAGCTCTCAAGTTGTTATCTCAGGCCAACATTCCACCAAAGGAAGTATGGCAAGGTGACTTGATGTGGACTTCTGGAGACTTGGAGAAGACAACCATCGAAGGAAAGTCATACACCACATTTCAACCAAACACGATTGTTTATGCAGTTCCTTCAGGAACACCACTTGAAGCTGAAATCAAGAAGGCACAACTGGGTATTGTATTCCACACAAAGTACACAGGTGGACCAACTCTGGCTGATATGAAGGCGTCATTCGGAGTTGATGCATCTAGGACAAAGGCGAAAGGATGTTGGATAAAAGACGCATCCATTCGTGACTTGGGTGGAACTGTCTCCTTCACACAGAAAGAGACCAGAGTCATTGATAGGTTTATTTCTCTCATCGAAAAGTTGATGACCAAGGTTGACAAGTCAGTCTTGAACGCGATCGCGGAAGACAACAAACTGACTGTTGACATGAAGGCTTATATCAATAAGAATGTCAGAGAAGGTCAACCAATACGTGATACCGCTAGAATGGCGGCTGGAGTGATAAAACACGTAGAGACAAAGTACATGAAAGAGATAGACAAACTCAAGACTCAGGCATCACGAGACAGAAAAACAGCTGCAATGCAGTTACTCCTAGATACTTTACTAGAACGCAAAGACCAGATAAAAATGATATTTGATGTTATGCGTGCATTTCAGGTTTGTAAGAATTTCATCACACACAAACTTGAAAAGATAAAAGGAATGACAGATACCTTTGTCAAAACAGACACAGGTTTTAAGGTGACCAACCCAGAGGGTTTTGTTGCAATATCTGGTGGTAAGGCTGTCAAACTCATTGACCGCCTAGAGTTTAGTATGAATAATTTTAACGCAATAAAGAACTGGGGATAAATGGACACTCCACTTTTAAATAGGTTCGCTAGACAAAATAGACTGAACCCCAACGAGACCAATCACGACCCTTTGACTAGGTCACTCATTGATGCGGTCAACCAAGTATACACACAGAAGGACGAAGATGAGACTGGAGCACCAGATCAAGAACGTAGTGAATGAGAAGTATACAGAAACACCAGGCGAGAAAGGTGGTCATCAAGAACACCCTATCTCCAAGAAGACTTCTGACTACGAAGAAAAACACTTCCATGCCGCATCTGGAAAAGACGATAGAGATACGTTTATAACAGGTAAGAAACCTGAACATCCAGAAGACGTAGAAGACAAGGCTCATAAGACTGGAAAGTCTAACAAAGTCAAAGGTCAAGATGGGGGAGAAGGTAACATTAATGCTCAGGAAGAACAAGAGCAGGAAGACCTGAAGACAAGAATGAAGGATGCTAAAAAAGGTAAAAAGTTTGACCCATTCAATACTAAAGCAGCTGATGATGTCGAAGAACAAGAACTAGAAGAAATGAATGCCAAGTTCGACATGGGTAAGATGAAGAAACTGGCACAGAAAGATGGGTTCATTGCAATGGCAATGAAGAAGGACAAACCACAGTCCGTTTTTAATACTTACGTGGCACAGAATAAAGTGTTACTCAACGTTTACAACGAGGAATCCGAAATGAATATCGACCTTAAACAAGTAGAAAACATTTCCGAAGCCAAGAAGAGTGCAAAGGACGAGGAATCCTTTATGGGTGCCATCGCTCACGCCGCTTCTCAAGGCAAGGACAGTGTAAAAATTGGTGGTAAGACTCACCCAGTCACGATGAAGAAGTCTACACACAAGTCCATCAAAAAGAATAAAGGTGAAGACGAACAGGTCAAAGAGAACATGACTTTCGAAGAGGCTGTTCGTGCCGCTCAGGAAAAAGGAGCAGTCAACGCTCAGAAATACTGGGAAGAGGCCGCCAAAGAAAAACAAGAAGGTTGGGGTGGAAAAGGTGGAGTTGCTGGCAAAGGTTCAGTAACTACAGTCCGTCCTAAGAAAAATGGTGGAATGACTATAGGTGGGAAGTAATTTGGCCAAGTCATTCTTTCAACTCAGAGAAGATACAGGTAAGACGGCTGTATTCGCTTTCGGCCGTCTAAACCCTCCAACAACTGGTCACGAACTTCTTGTACAGACGATACAAAAAGTCGCCAAGAAGAATAATGCCGACCCATTTCTTTATCTTTCACACTCAGAAAATCCCAAGAAAGACCCGCTACCATATAAACTAAAAGTCGCAATTGCCAAGAAGGCATTTGGAAAACTCGTCCAGAAGGATGATGCAAGGACTGCGTTCGATGTGGCTTATGACCTGCGGGACAAGGGATACACTAAGTTGATTATGGTAGCGGGATCTGATAGGGTGCCTCAGTTCCGAGCTCAGTTTTCAAAGTATGTCAACCACAAAGACAAGGACAAGTCAGTTGGTTCTAGTTTCGAGGTTGTCTCCGCTGGTGAAAGAGACCCAGACGCAGAAGATGTGTCAGGTATGTCAGCGAGTAAGATGAGAGCACTTGCTACTGATAATAACTATGGGGAGTTTCGAAAGGGTGTACCTTCAAAGTTGAATGACAACGACGCCAAGAAGATGTACATGGCCTTACGTAAGGCTATGAAAATCAAAGAAGACTGGAGTGAGTTCCAATGGGAAGAGTATTTTCCAGAGACAGAGGTAGTCGTTGAAGCACGAGAAGTAGAGGAAAAATTTACCTATCGAAGATTGATGGAACAGAAAGAGACACCTACGTTTCTCATTCTTTGTGTCGTAAAACCAGAAGACTCTACACCTCAACAATATTGGGCAAAGAACGAGAATACTCACATTGTATATGTTGACAAGGCGTTTACTCATCTTGTCGAAGATACTCAGTTGGTAATACACAACTACAATGGAGAGAACAAGTCATTGTCCGTAGACCCGACAAACACTTTTGCAATTCCTCTTGGTTCTGTTCTGATGGACGAAGGTCGAATGGGTGTTGCAAAAGCGGTTGAACAAGCGGGTGTACCATTCCTCAACTCTATGGAGGCGATGGACGCGGCGAGAAACAAGTTGTCGACTGCTCGTATTCTACAGTCCGAAGGTATTAGGACACCACGAACAGCTATCATTCATTCAGGTATTACGGATGAGGTTGTCGAACAGTTGGGTGGAAAGTTCCCAATGATGCTCAAGACCATTACAGGTTCGAAGGGTAAAGGTGTTATGAAGATGGAAAGTCTATCATCACTCAGAGGAGTGGTTGACGCTTTCTCTAAACAGACAGATGCTCAACTCATTGCTCAAGAGTTCTTTGACCTCAAGTATGATGTTCGTGTCATTTGTCACGAAGGTAAGGCAAGGTTTGGTCTCAAGAGAACGATGGCGAAGGGAGACTTTCGAACCAACGTTGACTTGGGAGGAGACTTTCAAGCTTACAAACCCTCACCAGCAATGAACGAACTTGCTGAGGAGGCCACAAGAGCGATAGGTATGAGACTCTCAGGAGTTGATATCGCTGTAAACAGAAAAGGTGAACTGACTGTACTTGAAGTAAATGGTTCGCCTGGGGTGTCAGCTAAATATTATGACATCCAAGAGAAAGAAGATATTGACGGAAAACAACTCATCGACATTCTGTATGAGTTCTATTCTGAAAAAGAAAACTGGACCAAACAGTCCGTTCCAATTGGAGTCATTGAACCTGTGAGTTTTGCTTGGGGTGAGATGATGTGTAAGATGGATACAGGAAACTCAGGTTCAGCAACACTTGACGCTCGTGACCTAAAACTCACGAAGTCTAAAGCTATTTTTAAAGTCGGTGACACAGGTAAACTGGCAACCTTTCCTATCAAGGACTATGAGGTTGTTATGGGTGCAGTAGGAACTGACAAGGAGAAAAGACCAGTCGTTGAAATTCCTATGAACTTCAGAGGAAAGACCTACAAAGTCAACTTTTCACTTTCCGACAGGTCACATATGGGTTATCCAGTCCTTATGGGTACTGAGTGGATGAAACAAAATGGTTTCATTGTAGACCCAAGAATTCGAAACGAAGAATATTTACCACAAGGAAACTATGTCCAAATATGCTGACCTAGCACACAAAATTGTTGACATGGTCCATGCTACTCATAAGGAAGAAGTCAGGGCCATGCGTCTCAAGGAGAAGAAGTCTGAGGAACGTGCTAAACTCAAGGCCGAAAAAGCCAAGGCTTCACCTGAAGAAGAGAAAGACGAAAAAGAAGATGAGGAAGATGAAGAGGGTGACGAAAAGAAACCACCATTTCCTCCAAAGAAAGACGATGAAAAGGGTGACCCTGTAGGTGACAAAGAGGGTGGAGATGACAAGAAGTCAGACGATGAGAAAGAAGACGAAAAGTCGGATGACGAAGAAGAGAAACCAGAAGAAGGTGGAGAGGAGAAAGCACCACCACCCGAAGCTGGTCCACCAGCCGCGGGAGGAGCAGAGGCTCCACCCGCAGTTGACTCAATGGGTCGACCAATGGCGGGACAGGGAAAGAAAACCCCTATTACTCCAAAGACAGATAAAGCAAAGGTAAAAATGTCTGGAAAGAAAGAGAAAGTCAAAGTCGAGTCCTTCGATAATTTCGAGGAAATGATTCGTGAAAGACAAGCGTATCTAAATGAAAGATACAGTTACAACTGGGAAGAAATGAACAAAGAGTTTGGTATTCAAGAGAAGATGATTGCTGAAGGTATGTGGGATGGGAACATCGCTGACACAGCTGAAATCTACGGAAAACCAGATATCTCTCAGTTGCACATTTACAGACTTTTAGAACTCTACAAGGCTGCGGGTATGAACTTGGAACAAAGTATCCAAACCATCGAGCATCTCTATGGAGTTCAGGTATCCACTGACTCAAAAGGAAACTTAGACTTCAGTGATACTGACTATTCCAAGGGTGATACCTATGGAATGAACATGGGTCAGAATTTGGACTATTACAGACCAAACGTGATTCGTGAACAGTGAAACGTTTCGTGATATGATAATAAACTCTAGTCAAGGATAAAATGGCTGATAGAAAGATAACCGATTTAACGGAGATAAGTCTTACGTCTAGTGATGACATTCTTCATTTAATCGATTTTAACCCAAGTGCAAGAAATACCAAGATAACTCTTGCTAACTTTTTTAACTACATTCCCAGTGACCTGACCATCGGAAATTCCACGACTGGACAGAACGTAACTATTTACGGGCAGAATCAACAGGGAAATGTATCTTGGACCGCCGCTAACGATACTTTTACCATCAATGGTAACACAGCATTCACAAGGTCGTTAGACATAGGTGATAATACAATCAATACTTCCCTAGTCATGAATCACTATGGAACGTATAACCTGTACGGAGAAGCTAACCTTTCCAGTGCAAACCTCATCGTAGGTAACTCAACCAACGGACAAAGTGCTCAGTTTGAGTCACCAACAGCAAACATCGTCTTTGATGGTGTATCTCAGTTGACAGTCAACGCTGACACCACATTCCTACAAGGTAATGTTCACTTTGGTGACATGACTTCTGGACAGGATGTATTCGTTTGGGCCACTGGTTCAACCAACCCATCGGTACGTTTTGACAAGTCAGTCGGAACATTGACAGTCACTAAGGCTCAGACAGTCGCTAACTCAAGTGGTGCTCTCGTAGTTGACGGACCTACAATGTTGGGTAACTCTACTACTGGTTCAGATGTCAAAATCATGGGTAACGCCGCTGATAAGTTCGTATCATGGGATACACAGAACAGTTTGTTCACTATCAACGCCGCGACTCAGTCACATGGTGCATTCACACACGGAGACCTTGCAGCTCAACACGACGCTGTATTCCACTTCGCGTCTGGTAACGTCATCATGAAGGCAACAGAGTCCAAGATGTATGTCAATGGTGAGACAAACGCTAACGGAGTTGTCGTTGTCGGTCAAGAACAGATTGGTTTCAATACAACCATTCATGGTACGGCCGCCGCAGGTAAGAGTGGTTTAGCGAACGGAATGATACAGTGGATTGCTGGAACCAACAAGGCTAAGTTTATTGTTAACTCTACAGACGGAGTTCACATTGACGGAGCGTTGTCAGTCGGTGCAGACACTGAAGCATCAGATGCTTATTTCTATACCGCAGCTGCAGGTGAGAACCTGAACTGGGATGGAACAAATGGTGTTCTGACATTGAACTCAAGTTCAACTATCGGAGCTCACTTCAACTCCAACGTTTCGATGCACACTCCTGAGACTGGTACTGGTGTATCAGCAAGACGTGCAGGTCTTCACTACTACAGACCAAACGGCATCTCAAAGATTCGTATCGAAAATGCACCTTTCATCATCGGACCAGGCTCGGTTGATACAGGTGTAGGTGCTGGTTCGTCAGAAGTTGACACTACAGTGATTATGAACACTGAAGGTACAAAACCTGACGGAGGTATCGTAGCTACATTGGCCAACCACAACCAGGCTTACATTTACGCTAAACAACTTTCTGGTTTGGCTCAGATGTTCGTAATGAACTCATCTGGTTCTGCCGCAGGTGGTGGAACAGAGACACAGATTTCACCTCACAACAGTCGTGGTGAGTGGTGTTTCAACGAGTATGATGGTGCAAAGAGCCGTCGCCGATACATTAATATGATTTCAGTGATTCAGAAGTTGGAAGAACTGACAGGTGAGAAGTTCATTCACGACACATACGATGTGGACCAGAACTGGACTGACCCAGACTATTAATTATTGTGGTTCGTTTTGAGAACCTGACGAACGAAAACTGGTTGTTGTTTGCATTCCAACATTACATAATGAAGGAGCATACAACAACCAGAGAGTTCCAGCAGGATGTGAATAAAACAAAATACATTAATAGACATTTCAATAACTACAGAAAGAAGGGAGAGTTAAAGTCCCGACTGTTATTGAACCATGTCATTATGTACTTCAATGTCTTCAGACTAGAGGCCGCACAGAGGTTGTTATTTTTTAAAATACCACCTGACAACTGGTCTCTACTGAAGATATTTTTGTTACTGGCAAACAGATGTCCCAGAAAAGTTTTGGGTGTCAATGGTCAGAACATAAATGTAGGTAATATACAAATCGAAGATAACGCAAAAGAAGTTGTACTAAGGGAACTCTATGGGACTGATGACAGGGGCTTTCAATATAGCAACGGCATTCTTCTTCATCAAGAAGATGGCGACGCCGTTCGAGAAGACGAAAGCATTTAAACTAGGCATCATAGACAAAAAGGGTAAGGTACTCAAGAAGATGAAAGAACTTGAGACCGAAGAAGAGAAAAAGGCATATACTCTTCTTGATAGGGTTATCTGGAATATCAAGAAGTTGATGTCCTTCATCCCTGGCGGTGGCTCTATGATTGCTGGTGTTGCGGCCGCAACTGCGTTATTGATGAAAGAAGAAACCGAAAGGTTGGATGACCCAAAGTATCTATCGGAGTCATTCGAACATTACAGTAATGTTGACCACCTTCCAGATTGGTTAACAGAAGATGTCCTACAGGCCCTGTATGAAGCAGCGGTTGATGATAAAACCAACGAGGCACTTCTCAAGAAGTTGTCTGATATGTGGGACAAGTCAAAAATGGACCCAGATGATTTTCGAAAGGAAATGGAGAAGGCAGGTATGGATGACGAATATCTAGAAAAGAACAACCTAAAGGCTTTCGTTCACTCACTTATCGGTGAGAAACCTTTAGAGGAAACACCAACCAATGCTGTCGGTACTGGAGCCATAAAAGGAACAGACCAGTTCCCACCATTCAAGAGGAAGAAAGATATGAAGACAGAATCAGTTGACAATTCTCTGAATCTTCTATTTGAGTCTGAGGAATATGCTCAGATGGCCTTTGACGAAGTCAATGAGTTCTGTGCGAACTTTGGTCTCGTTGTAGAAGAGTTCACAGAAGACGAATATTTACATTTGGTAGAATGTCTCGATGCATTTGCGAGAAACATGATATCAGAAACTCTCAGTCTGACAGAAACAACCATCATGACTGAAGAAGACTATAACGAGGCTGCAAACCCAAAACAACAAGCCGCGATCGCCATAAGTAAGAAAGAGAGAGCGAAAGACGTAGATGGAGAAGACCTCAAAGAGGCAAAGAAAGGTAGTGACTACGAAGTCTACCATCCGACTATGTCCAAGGCGTTTGAGGTAGCTCTAAACCACGCACTCAAAAAACATAAGTTTGAAGTGGATGCAGAAGAGTGGTTCCAGAAAGTCAACATGGGTCCAAAGAAACCATCGAAGGGTAAGACCAACTCTTACTCATTAGGTGGATATGAATACCCATCTGGTAAACCAACTCGTAAGAGACTCCACGTTCAAATCTATGGAATGGACAGTGGTAAGTTTGAGTTGAATATGTATGTCGAGGATAGGGCACAAGGTCTTCCAATGATAACAGAAGGAACTTGGGCATTACCTGACTCCAAAGAGGACGTAGCGGCAATACAAAAGTTATTCCAACGACCTATTCCAGCCAAGGACGCGGCAAAAGTCATTTATCAATACATCGGTGATGACTCACTGTTCGACCAGATAGACCAGATAGAAAAAGAAGATGGTAAGATGGCTGACTGTAGACCTACTATCAAACATTTCTTGGGTTCACAACGAGTTGTTCAATACATGAAGAAACAGAAAATCAATCCAAGTTGGGTCAAGAAACTCAAAGAAGACTTGAGTGAGGCACCAATGAGTGCTTATGGTGGTATCGGTGCTAACAGGACAGGTCTTGACAGAGACAAGATAGAACAGATGGTCAAGAAACTGAGAATACCAGGCGAGGTTTTCGGTAAGATGGATGACATCATCATACGACACAAAAAGTATGGTGACATAGAATACAATAAGAAGTCTGACCAGTTTGCATTTCCTTCCAAACAGGCAAAACCTTTGATGAAGGTATGGAAGAAACATACAGGTGAAAACTGGAAAGACGCAGTTCTTGGTAACAGAGTCATCGGTGGTGGTGCATCAAAAATGTTCGCCTTGATGAAAGAGTCTGTAGAAGATACAGGAACACCTATTTTTGTTGTATCCCCAGAAGTATACGACCAGTGTAAATGGGGAAGAGAAAAATATCAACGATGGAATAAAGTCGTTGGTGAGAGTAAAGGTGTAAGTAAAATTATAGAGTATGGGAAGAAATATCCCGATAGGCCAATCATTGTGAAAAATTCGAAGTCCGAAGACATGCAATACTTGAGGTTCGGACAAATGAATAGTAGTTTGAAAGAACATTATTATGTCGACATTGGACCTGAACAAACCACTGAACAGTAATGATTATAAGGACAACATGGCTGAGGCGAGTGAAATACAAACGGCGTCGACCAATCCACATACACAGTTAGATGAGATAGCCGACGCTATTGACAGGGGTGTTCCCCCAGACTTAATTGTACACGAGGCCGAACTGGAAGAGTCACGTAGACGAAGACAATTTGTCGCTAGGTTTACACTGTCATTGACCCAGATCGGTATTTTTATTATGATAATCACGATACTATTTTTCTTCCAGATCACAGATGCATTTCGTGACCTGTTAAATATATTGGTCGGTGGGTTTCTCGCCACCTTTACCAAGATAAGTGATTACTGGTTCAAAGCTGACACAGGAGATGAAGGTAAAAAATGAGAACATACCAAACACTAAAAGAGTTAGAAGAAAACTCACAGGAACTACCAGAGGGAATAGCTAACCATCCCATGTTGACACCTATGTCAAAACTGGTTAAGGAATCTCCTGTCTCTGACAAGAAGGTTCATGACTCAGGACATCGTGACGAAAAACTGCTAAAAAAGCACGATGACGAGGGTGGGAAGTCCTCTGTAGAAAAAGACGCCTACCCAGAAGATTCGTCCGTCCCACCAGAGGCTAAGAAGTTGAAGAAGATGCAAGATGTCATCAAAGACAAGTCCGTAAGGGACAAGATGTCATCGCGTATGGACACAAAAGAAGCCCAAATAAAACAGACAGTAAACTACGAAGAAGTTGAACCTGAGCTAGTCGAAGCTAAAGAGACTGGTGGTGTTTATGTCAAATACGCCGCTACAAAGAAAGGACCGATAAGCCAGGTATACTTCTCCACGAGAGACCAGGCAGAAGGGTTCCTTCAACGTATTAACAAAATGGGGGCGAAGGGCATCATTACCGATAAAGAAACCAAAGGTGCGATCCCTATGGGTCATTCTCAGGTTCGTCGCCAACAAGAGGTTGAGATATCTGAAGAAGATGTTGAAGAAGGTGCGTGGGATAGTATCGACTGGAAAGCTATTTCCGACTTGGCTAAATCGAATCCTAAGAAGTTCAAAAAGAAGTCAGACTGGATAGACTGGTTGAATACCACTGTTGCACCAGACAACCCAGCTGCAGCCAAAAAGGCACAGAGAGCATGGGAGTCGATGGACGTTGACGAAATACTTGACTACATCGAAGAACAGTGTAAATGTTCAGAACTATCGGTAAGTGTGGACGGAAGAACCAAACAGTTCAAAGAGACACGTAAACGTATCGAGTCCAGACTTGCAAAACTCAAAGAAAAATTAAGACAGGCTACAAAGGAATCATTTAAGAAATGAGAACCTACTATTTGCTCTCTCTAAGGGAGAGAGCAAGAAAAGACCTTCTTAACGTCCTAAACGAAAAGTTATCTGCTGACGCGACTCAGAAAGACTACATCGATGATTTTTTAGATTCAGATGCACCGCAGTTTAAAGGAAAGTCGAAGAAGAAAATCATAGGAATGGCAGTTGCCGCATATAGGAGTCGGAAAGATGGAAGCAGATAAGTTAGTGCCGGGAGACAGGGTGAGAGAAGCAATAACAGAAGTTGAGGTCGTTAAGGTCAAGGTTGACCACATACATTCCTCATTCGAAAAACACGTGTTACAGAATGTCACGGACTTCAAAGAACTACATCTCAGACTATCCAAACTCAGGGAAGAGATGAACGAGGATGTAGAGAACACGTGGAAAGAACTTGACCGACTCAACCGCTGGAAGTGGATGATGACTGGTATTTTATTGACACTTACTTTTGCTATGACTCTATTTCAAACATACGTCGCATACATCGGAGCCTCACAATGAAGTCTTTCAAAGAACTCAGTGAAATGAATCGAGGACATATCGCTTCGTTTGAACAACCAGATGACCCTGAATTCGAACTTCAGGTCTACAAGATGCAGAACAAATACTACATCGACGCTGGTAACTGGGATGATGAAGCGAAGAATAAATCCGAACTGATGTCCAAACTCAAGAAATACGGAGTGGACGCCAAACGTCCCATTTTCGGAAAGATATCGTGAAGTCCTTCAAAGAGTATCACGAACTAGATGAGATGCCCAAGTTTATGAAAAAGGGTATCGATAGTGCGAAGAAGGGTGTGAGTAACTTCGCGAAGAAGGCTGGTTCCGCTATCAAGAGTGGTGCTAAGAACCTGTTAAAGAAGGGTGGTGCCGCACTCAAGAAGAAAGTGAACGACATCGCCGCCAAGAATCAGGCACAACAAGATAGGGATAGAGAAAAGAGAGCACAACAAATCTCCGCATTGAAGGACAAGGCGAGAGTTGGTGTGGACAAAATAAGACAACAGACAGCAAAAGCTGTCGATAAACTAAAACAAGGTTCTGGACAAACGAAGGCAACATAATGTCTAAACGCTGGATGGCGTGGCTGATACAGTCGGTAATACTTTCCCTCCTACTTACAGGATTCATAAACTACGTCCTGTGACTTGACAAAACTACATTCTGTGTTATAATATTTCTATTTTATGTTGTACGTAGATATTGAGTATATACGGAGACTCGGTGTACAACTCCGTAACTTCAAAGACAAAGGGAAGAATCTATTCAACTTTTCCTGCCCCCTATGTGGTGATTCCAAAAAGAACAAACGTAAAGCTCGTGGCTACTGTTTCGAAAGAAAGGGTGGTCTCTTTTTCCGTTGTCACAATTGTGGAGCCTCTACCACACTAGGTAAGTTCATCTCTCAGGTGGACACAGCACTGG